ACCTCATGGGTCCTGGTCCTGAAGAAGCAGTGGATTACCACTGGCTGTCCTGACCGGTCCTTCCCGGCCGGGATTATCCAGTGGGTGTTTTTGAGAATGGATGCACGTCTCTCTGTCCAGTAGAAGATCGTACGCGGTGAGAAGGGGCAGGAGAAGTCGGCGGCCAGGTCAATAAACTTGGCTACTAGCTCCTCCATCCCATCCTCGGGGAAGTTTTCTATTATCCGATCCACGTGGAAGTTCCACACGGGGAGGCAGTAGAAAGCGAGATCCGTTGTACGATTTGTATCCGATGGGTATTGGCGTCCGGCGAGGAGGCCCGGCAATGATGTGTATAGCCGAGTCGACTCCCATGCCCGGAAAACTTCCGGAAGGAACTTGAGGTGATTTTCACCCTTGATCCGGAGGAAGCGATGCATGACCTCATATTCAGTTAATATTGGTGGCTGCGGGGCGGGTACGGCTGCGATCCAGGTGTTCTCTAATATTAGCGGACTTAAAATCGCTAATAGTGAGGATTTCTTCATGTATTGCACAGTAGCCAAATCCTGCTCACCACCCAGTTCGAGGTATTCCGTTGGTTGTTCGAACCCCAGCAGATCGATGATCTTCTTGGTCTCGGCACGACGCATTTCTGTGGCTTGCCGAGGGGAGAAGAGATTCCTTATTTCAAACTCCTTACCAGCCAGGAAGGCCTCCTTAAGGAGGTTGTTCCGGCTGGGGAGGAGTCTGTATGGAAACACCGGTCTGGCGGAGTTGTTGAAGATGTCTATCCCAGCGTTGTAACAGGCCATGTATTTGGTCCGGTACTTCGCGAAGATATACCAGAAGATGCGTTGACACATCATTAGGTCAAAGTCCGCATCAAAGGTGGGTCCGGAGAGGCCCGGGCCTTGGGACATCCCAAGGTTCCGGAATGCCTCACCCGGCATGGTCACCCAATGGTTCCCCCTCTTTTGGGGGAACAATTGCTTGACCTTGAATGATCTAAGCTTGATGATCCTGTACCCACCGCTTACCCTCTCCTTAAGGTAGACCTCCTCAGCTTGGAGGTAACCCCAACGAGAGATGAAGCTCTTCTTATAGTTGATCTTGAACCCTACTCCTTCTTGTACCCTCTGGTTTTGTCGTAGTTGGTCTATCGACTCGTGACCAGAGCAGTTATCGTCTCCCGTTAGCCTAAAGTCCATCCCCTTTGTATGGGGAATGACAAGCAATGGGTGGCGGAGTTGTTGTAGGAGGTGCGATGCCATGTTCACGAGTGTCAGTGTGACGAAGCTAATAGCTTGGTTCATATGGACGGCGTGAACTGTTGTGAAATGCAACCCTTCGGGCTTAAGCTCGGATGTTCTCTTGAGCCAGCCCGGAAGGTCGGAAACAGCACGGTATTGGGAGAATGGGGGATTGTTCGCTATCCGGTAATTAACTCCAGATTTCTTCAACCTTGGCAATGAGTATCGGTCGAGTTCATCTAGGAGGAATGAGACCACGATGATGGGGATTTCGATGCTTTCGAATATCTCCGCCGTCGCGGATAGTACCCGCCCTAGGCGGGACTGGGCGGTTACCGATCCCCTTTCGAGACATGAGACTGTTAGAATCTTGGCGTATTCGTACTCCTGGAACCCGCGTCGTGTCCAGACTAGCTCAGACTTAGTTTTAAAGTCTGGGTTGTATTCTGGAAACATTGACATCTGGTCACGGTCATAGCTGTCCACTAATATTAGGTGGGGGCCTATGGCCACGTTGATAATGTCCATGAAGTACTTCCGGTCGGTTTCGGAGAGGTCTGCCCTTGCCAGAAGGGCGACCCATACCGCCCGACCGTTTTCCCAGGGTATATAGTCTGTGGACGATACCATGTCCCCAGAGTAATACCAATTGTGAGTCGGTCTTAGAAAATTCTTTTGTGTATTTCGGTATGACGGACAGACCTGATCAAGTATTCGAAAGCCTACGTGTCCTACGACCTGACAGAGGGTAGCTTCCCACCACTCTGGCAGGTTGAAGACGCGTTGCTTCCCCCCCTTTTCCGGGTATGATGACCCGAATTGGACGGGGGGGCGCCGCTTACAGATGACCGTCATACAATGGCGCGCGTAATCCACTAGTGTGTACCAGCACGACACCCTGCTTTGTTGCAGGGCGCAGTATTGGGCATAAATTTGTGGAGTATCGCAGGCCATAGTCGGATATCTGGCTGATTGTTTAAAGTGGTTTAAAACAATCTGGCAGAAGCGATTATAACCGCCGTGCACCCGAGTGACCTCGAAACATGATTTGTTCGAGTAGGTCGGGGTATCGCGGAATTTGACCGTTGCGCTTTTACTTATGAAGGATGCTGTTAGTATTCGTACGATCGTCGCGCCGTCCACGGTTGGGCGGGGGCGGGGGACGGACATATGAAGTAGAGCCTTGTAATTTTCCTCCTCGGTTAGCGCCGAGGGGTTTGGCATAGCCCTACGTACTGAGTACAGCATGTATAATGCTTCATTCGAATGTTCAACTGCTCTGAAGAGCCTTCTGTACTTGAAGTAGTATTCTTT